ATGATTTATTTATTGAGTCAAATGAGTTGTCGGGAGACGAGATTTTACTCTTAAATCCAGGACGGGAAGTGGTAATATATGCTTGACCGTGATACTCTTACAGTCATTATCGACAACCGCGAAATAATTGTCGAGTCGGCTTCATTTGTTCGCACTATGGACACCGGAGCGGATGCCTGCTCAGTTGTTATGCCGTGGGAAATGGGGCTTGATGCTGAAATTGACCGTATAACTCGCCCTTACTCTTACAGCCCCGCACAAATTAAAATCGGTGATGAAGTAATTTCCGAAATGGTTTTATATGATGTTACGCAACGCACAAATTCAAGCGGAACGGTAAAGGAACTTGATTTTTTTTCAAAGACTGCTGACATAATTGACAGTACAGTTATAGCCCCGTACGAGATGAACAACGTCAAATTGACAGACAGGTGCCGTCAGCAATGCAGACCCTATGGAATATCAATAGTCATAGGCGAAGACACTCAGAAAAAATTAAATGAAACCAGAAAAGTTGTCTTCCAGACTGGAAGAAAAAAGAAACTTTCAGGACGATATGATCCGACGCAAGGTGCGTTCGGAAACTATACCTTCGAGCCTGTTTTCAGCTCTAAACTTGTAACCGATGAAAAGAAGTTTCCACGGGTAAAAGCCGAACCGACAGAAACCGTATGGAGTCACCTGACTAAATTAGCAGCTCAAAGGGGTTTATTATTATCATGCACACCTTCGGGAGATTTACTTATAACCACTGCAAACATAAACGGGAAACCGGTTGGAACGATTGAAGAAGCCATATCAAATAATGCAAGTGAGTTTTCGGCTAAATTCTCAGGACGTGACCGTTTCAATACTTACAGGGCAATCGTACAATCAAGTAGCACAAGCAGACCTGCGGGCATACAAAAAGCGACTGACAGTGTGGTTACATCCCCCCGATTACTGACATTCAACGCAGACGATAATATACCCGGTGAGGCTAAATCAGCGGCAGAGTGGCGGAAAAATAAATCAGCAGCGGACGCTATGTCAATATCATTTCCTGTAAATGGGTGGTATGCTCCGGATGGCAGTTTATGGAAGCCAAATACAACGGTGACAATTATCAGCGATACAATAGGAACTGGCAAAAAGGGCTTTACATTTTTAATAACCCGTGTAGAGTTGAAATATTCATCAGGCGGAAATTCAGCAGTTTTAGAACTGAAACCGCCGACGATGTACAGCACAGGAATTTTGGAGGAACCGTGGCTATAGGAATCGTCACCGGACGCCGTATTGGGAAAAACAGGGACGGAGACAAAGATGTCTTAATCCTTCAGGTCAGCTTGATCGAAAACGAAGACACCCGGTCAATCGAAATATTCTCATCCTCAGATTTCAACCCTGCAAACGGGACACGGGTTTATATTTGCAATGTGTCAGACTCATATCAAATTGCAGTAGCTACATCAGACGGAATAACACCTGAATCAGAACCGGGAGAGGTTGAAATTTACAGCACAGATAATCCGGTAACTGCAAAACAGGCACGGATATATTTAAATAAAGATGGTGAAATTATACTTAATCAGGGGACAAAATCAGCGGTGAATTATGTTGACCTGAATACTCAATTACAACTTTTAGTCACAGCCATAAACTCAGCACTTGCAACAAAACTTGACGGCGGTGGCAGTGCTGGAGCGCTTACATTAGATTTAACCACTGCTGAAGTTCCGGAGGTGAAATTATGATATATAACCGCTACGCCGGTGACCCAGCCGTCACTATAACCCCAGATGGCGCAAAAATGAAATTTATAAACGGTCAGCCGGTTATGGATCAGGGCTTACATAATGCCGTTTTAATTTCACTCTTTACCAAAAAAGGATATTGGGGAAATTCTCTTATAACCGAAGAGTCAAAAAAGATAGGTTCAGACGTTGAAAAAACAGCGTTAGAGCCAATTGTTAGCATGCAATCAATTAACAACATGACCGATGCGATTGACAAGGCTCTGTCATGGATGACCGATACAAAATTATCAAAGGATAACGAAATAACCGTGACAAATCCATCGTCAAATAATCTCAGAGCAACGATAAAAATAACACCGCCGGGACGTGACAGTCAGACACTTTTATTTTTAAAAAACGGTCTTAACTGGATAGGTCAGGCGTTGAATCCGGCACACACAAGGATGAAGTCAATATGATAAAAAATAACATTATTTATGGCGTATGTAGTAGATGTGTAAATATGACGCCGCCCTGCACTATTAAAATTAACGATAAAATTAAAGGCTGTATTATTGGAACGGTTGAACAATTAAAACAGGATAACAACCTATGAGCTATAACATCCCCACATTAAGCGAGTTAACCGCTGCACATCTCGCACGGCTTGAATCTCAACTCGGTCAATCCGCGCCGGTAAATGATAAGGCATTTTTAAGAGTCTTGGCATTATCCGAAGCTGCTCAAGACATAGGTTTATACAAATACGCAGCAGACAGAGCAAAACAGAATTTAGCAATTACAGCAACCGGCGAAGATTTAGATCGATTAGGGCAAAATGAAGGTGTAATCCGAAAAACTGCAACCACAGCGCAAGTTACAGCCACACTTACAGCTACAACCGGCGTTGTAATTCCATCTACAATAGACTTTATTGCAGATGCAAACGGGTTATTATACAGACCCATCGCAGACGTTACAGCCGTTGCAAACGTTGCAACGCTCACACTTCAATGCAGAGAGTCAGGAGCCGCAGGGCAACTTGAAATCGGAGACACATTAGAAATAGCGTCTCAAATATCCGGTGCAAATACCACGGCAACAGTAACGGCAATAGTCGTAATCGGACTTGACGCAGAATCAGACGCAGATTATCGCCCCCGTGTTTTATTTGCTCAACGGGCAATTACGGGCGGTGCGAACGCTACAGATCATAAGATATGGAGTGAGGCGGTAACCGGTGTTAAACGTGCGTTTCCTTACAGTGGCAGACCGGCTGATGAAGGGACAAGTTCCCCTGGAGACAGGCAGGTATATATTGAAGCCACATCAGACATAGACGCAGATGGTTTAGCTCCGGCATGGCTACTTGCAGACGTGAGACAGGCAATAAATTATGACCCTGACACAGGAGAATCCCGCACACCGCTCGGATTAACAGACGCGACATTATTCTTAAGATCAAATTCAAGAACGACGATGCACACGGAAATCCGTGACCTTGTTGTCGATTCAGATAAAGAATCAGCATGTAAAAATGATATATCAGCGGCACTGACTTTATATTATGACAGCGTTGTTCCATTTGTTGACGGCGTGGATTTGCCACAGGAACGAAGCGATACAATCACAAGTATGTCAGTCGGCAACGTTGTTCAGGACGTTTTAGACGCTTACGGCGCGACCGCTTCAAGTGTCGGATTCGGTATTGTCGTCGGAGTGTTTCTGACTCAGTATGTGCTTGGAACTGGCGAACTTGCGAAAAAAGGGACGGTGACATACGCATGAGTTTATCACGCGCCGTATTAAATTCGCTTTTACCTGAGGGTGCATTCTGGACACCGGCCGCCGGTGACGATTATGATTTGTTACTTGAAGGTATAGCCGATAACAGCGAGTCAGTTTATCAGGTTTTAAAATCGCTTGCATGTATTCGTTGCCCTGAGACTACAACAATTCTGGACGATCTTGAAAAAGAATACGGAGTTATTCCGGCAAGTCTGGCGACCGAAGCGGAAAGGCGCTCACGTTTAGCGGCGTTTATATATCGTCGTGCCGGAACAGGTTCAGCAGAATTACTTCAATCAAAATTGAGAGAAGCCGGTTTTGATGATGTTTATGTCCATGAAAACAGCCCGGCAGTTGACCCGAATATATTTCTTGCACAGGCTTTTAATATGGTTTGCGGAGATTTACTCCCCGGCGGAAATATGGCTCAGTGTGGCGAACCAGAAGCGATATGCGCACAGGTCGGGGGGGAACTTTTAGTAAACGGAGATTTATTTTTAAGTCTCCCGAATTATGTTAATTTGTGCGGTGAGGATATCGGATGCGGTGAAGATGTATTCTGCGGCGATTTTGACGGGTATAAATCTCAGCTTGTGGATATCACATATCAAGTGCCGACAGATGCAGGTTACTGGCCGTTAATATTTTTTGTCGGTGGCCCTGCAACCAGAGATATAAACGGATATTTGACAGAAATACAGTTTTATACCTTGCCGTTGGAACGCCGTTTAGAGTTCAGACGGACGATATTAAAATTTAAACCAATGCACTCATGGGGAGGGTTG